TGGCTGGTGCTGTCCGGCGTGTCGCGCACTACGCGGATTTGCCAACCGGTATTTGCTTTCGGCAGATTAATGCGGTGAGTAAGCTCATACAGGGTGCTGAGTTTCTCCGTAACGGTTTTTACTCAGGAGCGTTTCATACGCGCCGCCGTCCGTTGAAACGTCGATGTGATAGCTAACGGAAGCCCCGTTTACATCCCCGTTATCTTCCTGCTTTTCCAGGCTAGGGATACCAACGCGCACTAACACGGCGTCAAGCTGCGTGTTAGTTACGGCGCGCACCCAGGGCGAGGCAGCGGTGAGCGATACGCCTACGGTAATTTCGTTCTCTACCGCCGGGAAGCCAGCAATATGATCCTGCGTTTGCGTGCCTGGGCGGAATTCCCAGCTAACGTCCTCAAAGTTCATTGTGCCGTCAGAATTGCCCAGCGGCGTCCCGTCGAGATAAATCCGGGTAGCATCAAGCCCGCCCGCAAACTCACCCTCACCCAGCGCCAGCAGCATGCGGCAGCGTGCCAGCGATTGAGCGCTATCCGGCTGCTCTACAGGGGTGTGCGCATTTCCGCCACCACCTTTCGCGCCTGTAATCGTTGCCATATTTCACCCATAAAAAAAGCGCCCGTAGGCGCTTATTGCTTAAATTCTGTCTTAAATATCTTCTGCCACGATCCCGGCTGAGATGATGGCCCCGCCGATTTCACGCTGGCCGTAGAGCACCGCCACCGGGTTTCCCATTGCGGTGGTATTCACTGCGCCGCCGAATGCGTAAGAGGGCTTATTGTCGGGATCCTCGCGCATCTGTAGCCCCTTCGGCTGGGGTGAGAGCATCTGATAGATGCCACCCGCTGCCGTAGTGACGCCACCAACCACCACCCCGGTAGCTACGGTCGCCCCCAGGATCCCCCAGCCCGCTGGCCCCAGCGCCAGCCCGGCGACAATCATCACCGCGCCCAAGATGGTTTGAAACATTCCGGCCTTTTTCGCCCCTTCCATGACTGGCGCAATGCGGATATCACTTGCGCCGGGCAGGCTTTGGAAGTCGTCAACGCCGATATTTTTCCGGCCCCGGAACACCGCAAACACCATGCCGTTTTTTTTAGCGTTCAGGAGATAGCTCTCAAAGCCGCTCAAATTGACGCTGAGAGCCTTAACGGCCTCGGCTGAGGTTTGCACCGCCAGGCGGTGAACACGCCCGAAACGAGCGCCCAGCGCCCCATAGAGGCGGATAGTCGTTAGTCTCGCCATTGTTTTAGCTCCTTTGGCAAATCCTTATGCCGCACACAAATCATGGTGCGATCCTTGAAATAGCCCCGCGTGTAAGGCGTCACGTCAGACAGTCGCCCGTAAAGGTGGTGTAATAGCTCGCCGGATTCAGTGATGATCCCGGCGTGGTTCCACTTATCCGCCTGCACCTGCATGATCACCATGCAACCGGGCGCGGGGTCGCACTCTATAAACCCCTCACGCTCCCAGTTTTCGGCGTAGAGGTCGTCAGGGTATTGGCTCTCCCACCACGGGTAATCGACACGAAAATCATTGAGCGTTACGCCCTGTGTAGCGTGCCAGTCCATGATTAACCCCCAGCAGTCATAAGAGCCGAGGATGAACGGGCGGCCCACCAGCGGCGGCGCTTCCGGCATAATCTCCGCGTATTCGTCGCAGTCCGGGGCGTAGATGCCCCACACAACGCCGGATTGATTGCATTGCTGGCGATCCAGATCGGACGCGATAGGCCGCGCACCGTCGCCGGGATGAGAGTGGATAACGCGAACGATTTCGCCTGCGTCCTCCGCGTTAGCCCATGCCTCGGCGTCGATGCGGAAATGCTCGGTGGGGTCGGGGTGGCTGTTTTGCACGCGGATGTAACGCTGACGCCGCCCGACCTTGATAATCAGCCCGCAACTTTCGCGCGGGGCGTCCTCCAGTGCGTGCGCCCGGATAGCTGCCATAAGGGTTTTATTCATGGGTAAACCTATTGGGAAATGAGAGCCGCGCTTACGAATCCGCCGAAGTCCAGAATGGCAGCGCTCGGATCGTCCAGGCCAGCGCCAAAGCGTTTCCGGCAGTCGCTAAGGCAGCCCCCGCACACGTCCAGCGCCGGATCTGTCACTGCGTTACCTTTTGCGTCAAAGTACGCCGTGCCGTTATAGCTGCACCCGTCGCCGCTGCGGTACTGGCCGCGTAAAGCCCACTCGCAAAGCGATGTGATTTGCCGAGTGGGGATCACCAGGCCTTGCAGGTCTGCCGGGCTACTCATGGCCCAAGATACGGTTTCGTCGTCTTCGTTGGTTTTGGTGTCGAGCCAGAACGTTTGGAGTGTGTAGGCCGTGGGATCAGCTGACTGGTTGACGTTGCCGGAAAAATTCACCGCATCGAGATAAGCCGCGTAAGTGTCGATAATGCTCACTTTCGCGTTAACCATGTCTTTATATTGCAGACAAAGCGCCGTGATTTGGCCGTCAAGGTTCGATACTGTCAGGCTCGGCTCTGCGGCCTGGTCGGTGGAAAGCTCCAGATCCGCCACCTGAAAGGGCCAGAAGTCGAAAAGCTCCCCGGCCCAGGTGATTGGCTTCGGCCCTAACTTGCCCTCGTCACCGTCGGCAGCGTCGATTTCTTCCGGGGTATGCGGGAACGGGCTGTAATGGAAGCGATGAACGCCGCCGCCAAATTCCGAAGCGTCCACCACAATAAGCCGCACGCGCCCGCCAGGAGCAAGCGAGGCGGCCTGGTCGATAAGTGCCATTATGCAAAGACTCCGTAGGCGCGTTTGATGGTGAATGTCAGCTCGGCCACGTTACTGGAAAGCGGCTGCTTGTTAATTGAGTCGGCAACCACCCGGTAAAGCCCCTTTTCCTCACCTGGCGGCGTGATAATGAAGGCTTTAACCGTGTGCGCCAGCAGAAAGGCCCGGATCGCGTCTACCGTGGCAACATGCCCGGTAAACATCATAGGAACCTGGATCGCGGTTGAGTTAATGCCGTTATCGGCTACTTGCTCGTAACCGTCGCCGAACTGCGCCGAGCGGATCGACTGACTGTATTCAATAGCGCCCGCGCCGAGCTGCACGGGCCATTTATACGTTTCTACTGCCATATTTCACCCATAAAAAAACCCGCCGAAGCGGGTTTAATGTCGAGCATGGTTTGGCGGGTTAATATCCCCCAAAACTCTTTAAGGCCATGCTTTTTAATACTGTGTTAGCGGCATCAAAGCCAGCCATTTTAATTTCGGTAATTTTGCGGGTTTTCTCGGGCCATACTGTGTATCTGGTCAGCATGGTTGAGTGATCGCTCATTTTCTCGTAAATTTTGCGCCCGATTGCTTTAGAGAATGTCCCCTCTTGGTCTGCGGTGCTATAGAGTGTGCTGTTTATGCGGATCTCTGACTCTGTGCCTGGATAGTGATCACCAACAACGGAAATGTAATCCTCGCCGTTCTCAAAAAGAACATAAAGAATATTTCCAGAACTCAAAGAGCATAATTTGGTGCCATCCATTTTATCTGTATGGCAACTACCTTCCCAATCACCAGCCTTAACCGTTCCAGTAGAGTGATCAACCTGGACGGGCACGCCGTTTATAGAGCCCTTTTCGATTGGCTTCACGAATAAGTTATTCGAATAGCTGTAATCGTTCTCAACCTGGCACACCATGCGCCCGCCGATAATGTAGCGGTTTCCGCCCATTACATCCTGCTTTGCATGAAACGATACCGGCTGAGGGAATCCGTGATTGTTGTATAGCTTAACGCTGCCTGAATACTCTTCGCAGCCCAATGCGCCTACGCCTGGCGCACCACTTACAGCCGTAATCCCGTCAGGGGTTATATTGCCGTTTTGGTCGAACATTGGCGGGCGAGTAGCGCAACCAGTAACAGAAATGGTGATTAGCGCCAGCGCTGCGAAAGTAGCAAGTTTCATTATTTTTCCTTCTCACGGACATTTTAAGCCCGGCATAATGCCAAGAAAATCATTAGCCTGCTACCTACCTTTAACAAAATTGTAAATAATCCCGCCGTTTTTGAGCTGTTTTTGAACAACCTGTAACGCAGCCTGCTGAATTTCAGCCGCCAGCGCCCGGCCTACAGAGTCGCCCGATCCGCTTGATTGCGCTGTACTGCCGCCGCTGGCGTCAACATTAACCGTTGTGTTGACAGCGATCCCGCTGCCAGCCGCCCCGCCGCCGTTCATGCCAGCCATAGGAGCGCGCCCCACATAGCCGCCGTTAGCGTAGCCCTGTGCGCTGTTCATGAGGGCGTAAAGGTTATCGACGCCTAACGCGCTGGTGGCTTCTTTGGTGAAAACGAACTCGCCGCCATGCACAACGCCTTTAGGGTCGTACTTGCCACCGTCCCCGGTATAGCCGCCGCTGTCAAACTGTACGTTAGCCGCTGCTGCTTCATAAGCGCCGGAAGGGGTGGATCCCCCGCTGGAAGCCGTCACCCATCCGAGCGCCGACTGAATGGCGTAAGCCACCAGCAGCCGATCGATAACCTGGACAATCATTTTCAGGATGGATTGCGCGAATTCCTTAAAGCTGGCTGTGCCGGTCATCACCAAGTCATCAAGCATCCCGGATAGCCCCTGGAAGCCCGAGGCGGCTACGTCATGGATTGAGCCGTAAACATTGGTCGCCGTATCGAGATACTCGGCCCAGGCGTTTTTTGCGCCCGCCAGCCAGTTACCCCGTAAGTCGTCCTCTGCCTTATAGGTCTTCTCAAGCTGCGCCAGCTCGCTATTACGCGTCTTATCGTCCAGCGCCGGATCACTCGCAATGCGGGAACGCTGCTGCGCCCGCTGCACATCTCGATCCGTGCCGCCTCCCGCCCGGATAGCAATACCAGCGCGGATCGCCTGCTGCTGCTGCTCAAACTTGCTCGCCTGCTTCTCAAGCTCTAACTGGCGCTTGCGCTGCTCCAGTTGGTCGCCCAGCGCTGCCAGCGTTTCACGCTCTGAGAGAGTGCGCTTATCTGCGGCTAGCTTCTGCTGCTCCTGCTGGTTTAATCCGTCCGTCTGCGCCTTTTTGGTCAGCACAGCGATTTCTGATTCAGTCGTGAGAAGGTCGCGCCGCTGCTTGCTGATAACGCCGCCGATATCCTGCTGCTTGCCCAGCAAATCGAGCTGCACCTGTAGCGCCAGCACGTCGCGCTGTGCGTTAAGGTCTGCGGTGTTGAGCTGCCCTTGCCCTCGATCCTGCTTGCTGGTGGTCTTTTTGGCGCTCCCGGCCTTGATTTTATCAATGGCCTTTTTCTGCTGATCGATCAGGTAATTGGCCCGATCAACGGCCTGTTGGTCGCCAACGGCTGAGGCTTTGCCTCGCTGCTTTAAAAGCTCCTGTAACTGACTCTCAGCGCCTGCAAGCCGATTGGTCGCCAAATACTGCTTATCGATCTGATCGACGGCCTGCTTTCCCTGCTCCTGCGCCTGCTGATAACCGGCGCGGCTTTTGGCTTCGAACTCTTCCGCCTGCTGCCTGGCAGCGAGGGCCGGGTCATATGCGCCACCCAGGGCGAGATTGCCCAGCCCCTTACCGGTTGGCGCGTAATAGTCGCGGGCTTTCTTTGCGGCATCCGTCCACCCGTCACCGATCCCGGCAATCGCCAGCTTATGCTGTTCGATGATGCCGTTTAGCGCGGTGAAGTCAGACGCCCCTTTATACTGCTCAACCTTCGCCCGCGCGTCGGCGTAGCTGCTGCCTACAGAGACAAGTTTCTCTATAGCCTCGCTCGCGCCGTCTTTGGTCGTGATAAAGGCTTGCTGTACTTCGTCGGTGGTCTTGTTCGACGCCTCGGCGATCGCCCTGATATTTACGGCCAGCTTTTGCGCGTCGTCACCGCTAGCGCCGAGATTCTGGCCGATAGAATCACGTAGCGCGGCAATTTCCTTTTGCACCGTGCGGGCATGGATAGCAACCGCGCCCATTGTGACCGCCACAACGCCCAGCACAACATTAACCGGGTTAAGGAACGATAACAGCGCCTTAGCAGCGTTGCC